ATTTCTTTGACTTTTTCCACAAGTTTCGCATGACCTGTGGTTGGAGGATTCATTCTTCCGAATGCAAAAACGCACTTTTTCTGTGCTTTTTCAGCTAAAAAATCTTTAAATTTCATTTCCTGCCTCTACAGCAAGTAGTTTTGTTTCTTATTTATCTATTTTAAATTTTCTAAATGTCACCTGTTTATCAACAAAGTTAGATTTTCTTCCATAATGTTTTTCGAGTATTTCTGGATAACGCCGAAATAGATAATCATTCATTTCATTCATCGCAGCAGTTTTATCATAGTAGCTATCTCTAAATGGCTGATGAATCATTGCTGAATGAATGACATATGCTGGTTGCTGAAATAAATCATAAAAGGTTTTATCAATACCCCATGCAATTTCTAGATTCCAATGACTAATAAATTCCATTAGAAACTTAAACAGGTCTAGTCTGAAAAAACACGAACCCATCTCAATAAAATTAGTTTCCGAGAAATCGCAAGAAGGATCATTAAACAATGGCTCATAAATTAAACTCGAATCATGAGGCATTGATAGTTGCCAATAACCGAAATTGAATGCTTGAGCGTATTTCAATCCTATATTGAAATCTTGATATCCTGTAATCAAATCGTCATCGACACAGCCGATATATTTAAATTTTTCGATATCAATGATATCTTTAATCTTTTGCATTAGCTGCCATTTATGCCCTTTGATTCGAACAATATGATCATATGAACCTGGTTCGGGTTCATAATCATTATATACAATCAAAAGAGTTTCATAATCTCTTTCATTATGAGTCCAGCGCCAATGATCTTCATGTTTCCATCTAAGGTCTTTTGGAATATACATTCCTGCTGGGCAGACTATTAAATTATTAGCCATAATTATTCAATCTTAAATTCTGGAAAATATTTTATGAAAACATCTTTTTTATCTAGTCTATAAGTTTTAACTTTACTTTTCATTTCTTGATAGAAATTCCATGCAAGAGGGATGAAACAAATTTTTTCGATGTTTTTAAAGTTGTCAAGATGATTCATCCCATAAATTGGAACTGAACTACCAGGAGTAAACAATCCCTGTTTCAACTTGTTTTCATCGATAATAAAATCTAGAGAAGTTTTTGCTGCATTCAAAAGAGTATTACCTTTTGCTGGAGCACCTAATCCTACGGTGGTAATTCCCTGCTCTTTCATTTCTTGAACTATATTTTGAAATTTCATTAGAATGTCATTACATCGTTCATAATAGTTTACATATGTTTCTGGAAAATAAAGCCCATTTTTAGTTTCGAGTGCAATTAAATTTTCGATTGTCTTTGGTGCTTTCATATATTTCGAAATAATGAAGATATAGCTTGTACCATGAACCGGAGATTTAACAACATCAACTAAATTTAATCCAGCACGTTTACATAATGCATCAATTGATTTGATATTATAAAAAGATAAATGTTCATGATAAATGGTATCAAATTCGCCATTCAAAATCATATCTGCTTGAGATGTTGTAGCAAATAACAAACTATCTTTGTGCATAATGTTTCGAATGTTTTCCAATAATTTCAATTGATCAAAATTGTGAGCAAATGCATTTTGACAAACAATTACATCAAAATTTTGACTAAATTCTTTACCAGTAAAATATCCACAAACAACATCATGTCTCTGTGAAGAAGTTGGAAAAAGATTTTCAGCAGGATCTACACCAAAAGTTTCTGCTCCGTAATCCTGAAAAGAATTTAATTGACTGCCATCATTACATCCAATATCAAGAACCGTCCTAGGTTTCGTTCCAAATTTTTCAGCAGCAAATTGAGCGAACCAATCAAAATATTCTAACTGAGATTTCGCAGTACCCGAAACATACAAATAATCTTTGAACATTAGGTCGGGATTAACACGATGGGTTAATTGAACATGATAACAATGTTTGCAACGATTAACTGCAAGAGGAAAATAAGATTCTTCCTCATCAATACTTTTTTTATAGGAATTCGCTAATGGTTGACTACCTAAATCTAAAACAGGAATCAAATCTGTACTGCCACAAGCAATACATTCTGCAATAGCTTCACATTGTTCATTAAATGCCATTTTTACCTCACATTATTTTTTATTTTGGCAATATTTTCTAGTGTTGGTTTTTGTTTAATCAATGGTAAAAAATGATTAATAATTTCATCATCTAATTCCCACCATTTTAAATCAAGTAGTGCTTCGATAATTTCTTCAGAAAATCTATATTTAATAAGTTTTGCTGGATTACCTCCATAGATAGAATATGGCGGAACATTAGATACTACTGTTGCATTTGTAGCAATTACTGCACCATCTCCAATAGTAATTCCAGACATAATAGTTACACCTTCACCTATCCAAACATCCGATCCAATATTAACATCTCCTGTTCCATTATATGGAACTTTAAATTTAATATTGTCAAAAACACCTAGTTCAGTAGCACCAAAGGGAAAAGTTGTCATATGCTGGTATTCATGCCCACGTCCACCACATAAAAATATTTTAATATATGATGCTATAGAAGTGAAAGCACCGATTCGAACCATATTTTCTCTCGAACCATAATTGTTTACATGAATCCTATTAAATCCATAAGTGTATTTACCCACTTCAACTAGAGTGGGACCTTGCCCTCCCATATATGGTCCAACTTCATAGAGAGTTACAGCCATCGATCATTCTCCAGATACCAATCGCTAACTTGTTTGATTCGTTCAGAGAACGCAACTTTAGGTTCCCATCCGAGACTTCTCATCAATCCACCATCAAGAGCATACCTCAAATCATGCCCAGGTCGACTTGAATGGAAGTCTACCATCTCATAAATCAAATCTTTTCCTTGTGCTTGAGCAACAAGTTTGGCTAGTGTCAAATTATCAACTTCCTCTTTACCGACGATGTTAAATTTGGCACATCTTGCGTGACCATAATCGATAGGAGGAACAGGCTTATACTTCACCAAAAATAAAAGTGCATCCGCAACATCGGCAGCATGAATATAGAAACGGCTTCCAGCTTGCGTTTTCGTATGATCCGAATGAATAAAGATTTTCTCCCCTTTACGAACTCGATCAATACAGAGGGGAATAAACTTTTCCGGAGTTTGTCTCTCACCAAATACATTCATCGTATGAGTAATCATCATCGGAAGTTTGTAAGTATTTTCATATGCAACACATAATTCTTCGGCAGCAGCCTTTGATGCGGAATATGGGTTAGTGGAATTATAACGATCTCGTTCTTTATATGCAACACCAGGTGGTGCAACACCAAAGATTTCATCGGTACCGAAATACAAGAAAGTTTCTAATTGATAAGGAAGTTTTCTTGCAAACTCAAGAAGATGGGCTGTACCAATAGTATTATCAAAAATAAATTCCATAGGATGTGTAATCGATCTATCTACATGTGAGGATGCAGCTAAATGCAAAATTACATCAATGTTTCCATGCTTATGAAGGAAGTTTTGTGTGATAGGATTAATTTCTGCTTTCAAATCATGAAAAACTACATTGACTCGTTTCTGCACTTCTCGATCATAACATTCCAAAACTTCATGTAATCGATTTAGATTGCCCGAATAATCTAGTCGATCAATCGTTGTAATTTTCCAATCTGTGGCACGAATTAAAAGATCAATAACGTGGTGTGCAATAAAGCCGGCACCGCCTGTAATCAAAACATGTTTACTCATTAACAATTTCTCCTGTTGGCGCAATAACGCCTTCTACACCTATAGGTTCACAAATAGCCCATTTGTATTTACTTAACGCTCTGTAATATGCGTGTTCAATGTCGATGTTATTTTGTATACAATCATTAAAAATGATAGGAAGTTTGGATTGAAAAGCATCAAACAAAGAAGCATCCATATGCCACAATCTCAATGCAATCATGTGATTGATACCAACTCTTTCTTGTTGTTCTTTACTCATCCAAGAATCCCAAATTTTCGAAAAAACAAAAGCATTCTCAAAATCTGCGCGATTCAAAATGAAATTATCATTTAATTTATATCTACCAGATATTTTGTAATATCGTTTCGTATGAACTTTAATCTTAGAATACCAATCCAGTGCGATAATAAAACTTAATGTTTCTGCCAGACTCCTCAAACCAACACTAGAAAAATGTTGAATCTGAGGATTGGCTCCGGTGTAAAGATAATCAACACCCATCAAACCAAGTTGCCCAACATATTCAGATAGAGGCATATCATAAGAACCGTCGAACATAAAAATTCTATTGTTTGGGCAATACTTTTGTATTGATTTTACCGTTTCAACTGTCTGTTCGAATCTCTGATGATTGTCGAAAACGGATAGTTGCTTTACATTTAAAGCAGAATTAATAAAGAATACACCGTCAACCATATTTCGCCTCAATAATTTTTCTCCATTCTGGTACTCTATCATACTGATGCACAATTGTAAACTCTTTTCCTGTTGAAGTAGTAACTTTACCGTCAATCATCTTAGGTTCCTCTTCCAATAGGAAAGGTCTAAATTGATCAATTTTATTCGGATCTGCTGTAGTTCCTAACTGTGCTGCCCATCCATCTTCCGAATTCATATACTTACAAGTTTCAGTATATGGTGTCATAGAAACCATAAAATTAAATGTTGATTGATCACAAATAGGAATTGGTCTATTAATTGCAGAGGTGAAAATGTTAATGGCTAAGTGCTTCATGTGTTCAGCACGACCAGCTAGAACACCTACATTATAAATCGTATTGTCTTTATATTTTTCATGAATGTAGGGACCATAAGTGTCTAGAAGATTCTGATTTCCCCAAGGCTCATCTTTATACTTCATGCTTTCAGAAGCAAAAACCAAACCTTTATCTCCCAGATTATTTTCTAACCATTCGATGGGATTTTTTTGAAATACAACATCTTTGACATCGGTCGTAATAACATACCGATAATCATTTCTGCTAAGATGTTCGTAAATGTGAATGAATCTTTCTACATGAACTGGAATTTTTCCAGGTTCGTAGACTAGATTGCCTTGATTGTCTTGACCGAATCCAATGACTTTAAAACCAGCTTCAATTACTTTTCTTGCAGATTCGTTATCGCAGTTCATGAGAATGAGAAATTTATCACCCTCAAAACCGCATTTGTTGATGGAATTAACCCAGTATTTTAGGGTTTCCCAAGTATAATTGTTTGCACATCCTATAATCAAATCGTTCATAATATAACTCCTTCATTTTATATAGTATAGTTATTGACCAGGTGTATCCTTTTTATACTTATTTACCAGGTGTTTTGTGCCCCATTGGCCTGCACCAGCAACTGGAAGAATATCGGGGTGTGGTGACTTTTTCTCTTCGCTCACACTCTTATGTAATTTTACCCCTGTTACTTTTTGTACTAAATCCCATGCCTCTCTATGTCTTTTATTTTTCACATGATCATCAAAACTTTTCTTTTGTTTTTCATTAGCATGTTTTTTAAATCTAATTAACTCCATAATGCCTATATTGCCCGCATATGCTGCTTCTTGCATTATTTGTTTAAAGCTATACATTTTAGCCTCTAGTCAGATTTAGAATTTTTTGTATTTGGCCTTCAATAACAGGTTTTCTGTTAGGCCATTTAATGACTGGCTGATCAGCAGTTTTTAGAAGCTTGGTTAAAAAAGGAAGAATTAACTTCTCAACTTCTTCCAGTCTTTGTTTATATTCTTCTACAGTTTCATCTTTCTCAGCGATAACTGCCTCATAATCTTCATCATCTTCCGCAGTAAAACCAAAATCATCATCTCCATATTCTTCAATTATTTTACTGATATCAAATTTCTTTTCCACTATTTGCTCCAATTCTTTTGTGCATTAAAATTTAAATGACTGAATTCGAGTCTATCAATTAATTTTACGGCATTACCTTTTATTTTATCAACAGCAACGAAACCTTCTGGATTCGTAACTCTATATCCATCGTCTGTTTGCACGAAGGTATTTGTCACTTGTTTTATTTGTTGCAGTTTTTTTACAATCATATTCTTAGCATCAACTAATAGATTTTGTAAATTAAAAATTGCTATCAATTCATTTTTGTTTGACCTATAAAATCTAATTAATTCATTCTTCTCAAGCATTCTTTTTTCTTTGGTGTCTTTTTTCTTTGCTGATAAAATTTCTTTATTTAATTTATCTTCTACCCATTTTATAAGTTCTTCTGTATATTTGATTGTATCAGTAATCTTTTGACCAGTGCGTATTTTTGAATTATGAAAGGTTTTTATTTGTACTTGCAACACTTCTGATGCAGCAATTCTATTCAATGGTCCGGAATTTATTCTAGAAAAAATAACACCCGCTTGTGATAAAATGCGGGTTATTTGTTTAGTTTCTTCCTGTGTGAATGTGACTGTTCCCGATGCATCAATGAAATATGCATCTCTAAACCAAACATCTTTTACTTTTTTCAAATTATTGATGTCAATATTAAAAGAGGCTTTTAAGGATTGAATTGTTTTACCTGTGTATGAAGTATGAAATACGATACCCATTTTTGCTGCTTGCATAGATTTGGCAAGTCTACTTTCGGAGGGAACAGCATAAACAATCGTATTCGGCTGAAAAACGATATATTTTTGCCCATCTATTTCTTTTTCAGCATCTTTCAAATCATCTTCACCAAACATCATATCACCTTGAAGAATGCCATCGATACCAAGTTTAGGTAAATATGTGAGTGCGGTCTTTAACTTTTTATTCAGACCTTCACCAGGATGATTTCTATCTATATCTTCTTCAGTATAATTTAATTTTGCATCAACATTAAAAATGCCTTTAGTTGCAACAAAGAACTTTCCATTTTCAGGATTAATGCCAGCAAAAACTGCTGGTGCACCATCCCATTTTGTTGTCACATTTACTTTTGAATCGGCATTACCAGCTAACATATCTCTAAGTGAACGTAGAAAATTAATTGCATCTCTCGCACCAGGAACACCACGATTCACCACTTCATCTTCGATATGTTCGAGGTGAACATTTTTTCCTTCCTTCGAAGACTCGATTAAAAAATCTTTGAAGTTCATATTTCTTCGGCCTTAGATCCAATTAATTTTTTCGGCATGATTAAAACTCGAACACTTTTATAAGTTACTCCATCTACTTCATAATTTCGTCCTGAAGAATAACGAGCACCTATAATAGTTGTGTATCCATTCTTCATAAATTCGGTGACATCTGGATTATAGCTTGCATGTGCAGTAAAGTCTAGTTTATGTGCAGTTCCTAGTGCGGACATCCTAACATCACCTTGACCTATCAGGTGAATATTGTCAATACCAAATCTTGTTTCACCGAATTGCGGTCCATATATCGATTTGCCTATAAGTCTTTTATCTTTAACTTCCACATAGAATCGTTTTTTAGCACCAACGATAGTGTTATGATATCCTTTCAACTTTCTTAAAAAATCAACTACATTTTTATCTTTTGAAATAGAACCTGATTTTTCACCATCAGCCTTGGGTGTTATTCCACTATATTGTTGAAATCCACCAGCATCCGAACCCATCTTGTGAGAAATGAAACACACATCTTCAAACTTTTTAGTTTTGGAATTATAAGAAACTAGCGCAATATCTGCTTTAGGTGTTCCTTCTACTTTATTGGCACCGTAAATGTTTTTGAACGTATGTCGCCCCGCTTTAACTGTAATTGGAGAACCTATCTTCACAATATACCCGTTAATTTGTTCTAAAACGGCTAGTTCACCTCTTTCTGTAGGAGAAGGAGAATTTAAGGTATAAGTTTTGTCTAATGTACTATGCTTATATAATAGTCCGTGAACTTTTAGTGAGCCGGGCATAAAAACTCCAATAGTTTATTGGGTATTTATACTTTCAATCCTCCAAACTTAGATGTAAATTCACGACGCTCACGATTTCCGAAGGTATTGACAGGTTTATCATCATCAATTCCAGAATCAATCAAGTCTTGTGCATTAGATTCTACATCATACAGTCTCATCTTAGTCCTGTCAACACCTATTACAAATTTTTTGTTTACACCAGGATCATTGTATCGATTTTTCAACTGTTTGACCATCATTTGACCAAGTTGTTCCAACTCTTCCGTACTAATAAGGGCGAACATAAAGTCAGCCGTAGCTGGAAGACCAAACGATTCACTAGTATCTTCCAGACCAATATCTGTATTGGTGTAACCTGATCTAGTTGTTTGTGTAGCTGATACAATAGGAACACCAAACTCTACTGCAAGCCCACGGAGTTCTTCAGCAATCGATTTGATGTAGGTATAAGAATTAACACTACTTCCCATCTTCAATCTACTAGAACAGCAGATATTTAAATAATCAATGAAGATAATTTTTGGTCTAAAGTTCTTTTTTAGTTGCAACTCATTCAGCAAAGAACGGAAATGTAATGCACTAGCTGATGCAGTCGGATACTCTTTGATGATTAGTTTTCCATGAGTTTTGCTTTGAAGTGCTGAGAATCTCCTAGAATAATCTTCTTTAGGAATTACATGCAAATCATTGATGCTAATATTCAGTAGGTTTGCATCGATTCTTTCTGCAATTTTTTCTTCAGCCATCTCCATTGTGATGTACAAAACATCATGACCCTGAGAAATACACGATGCAGCAACGTGACACATGAAAAGAGACTTACCAACACCAGTCCCAGCAAGAGCAATATTGAGTGTTTTATTAGGTAGACCGCCTTTTGTGATCTTGTTAAAGTAGTCCAAGTCGAAGGGAATTCGTTCTTCTTTTTGGTGATAAAATTCGAATCGTTTTTCATAATCATTAATGTAATCGTGGCCAACATTGTTATCGAAAGAAACTCCTAATGCATCAGAAAGAATCTTAGGAATTTCACCTTTTGATTTGTTTGTTTTCTTGTCATCGAGAATGCTAACTGATTCCATGATAGCATTATATAATGCTCGATCTTGGCAAAACTTTTCAGTTTGTTCAGTTAACCATTGAGTTTCTGTAGGCTCATCTTTATGTTGATGAATTTCATTTACAAGTTCAACACAACCTCTCACCTGTTCTTCAGTTAAAGTTTTAGATTCTACAAAATTAATTACCAACGCTTCTTTCGTTGGCATTGTTTTGTATTTTTCAATAAAATCTTTTACTTCTTT